ACGATATTCTATATAACGATTCTTTAAATAAAGCGTTTATATATAAGATGATGCATAATTTATTCATTGATACAATAAGAGTTGACAAAGATTTACTAATTGATAAAGACCTTAAAAACATCATAGAAGCAGATAATACAAAGTATGTTGACATTGAGAAAGTTGTTGATGATATAGTTGATGGCTTTTACTGGTTTGATAGAAAATTATTTAACTTATATAGAAAAAAATTTCACAGTATTAGAAAACTATCCGCAGCAACTAATATATCTCACGTTGTAGTATGGAGAACAATAAACAATTGTATTAAAGAAATTAAAAAAAAAATTGATGAAAACTGAATACTTAATTAAAAAAATAGGTAATGATGTTATTGATTTACTATTAGAAAAGAATGCAGCCTACGGAGATACTGCAAACAATCCATCAAATGTATTTAGTAAGTTAGATTCTATTGAAGCAATAAAAGTAAGAATAGATGATAAGTTAGCAAGAATTAAAAACAAAGGATTAAACGATAAAACAGAAGATACACTAAGCGATTTAATTGGTTACTTAGTATTGTTAAAAATAGCATATATTAAAAATGAAAAGTAAAGGTTTAGGCGATAGCATAGAAAAGGTTACAAAAGCCACAGGTATAAAACAAGCTACTGATTGGATATTTGACAAGATAGGTAAAGATTGTGGATGCGACACAAGAAAAGAAAAGCTAAATAAAATGTTTCCTTATAAGAATGTAGAATGTCTTAATGAACAAGAATATGTATATTTAAAAGGATTCTTTAATCAGCAAAAGAATGTAGTAAACTCAAACGAACAAAAAGGATTGCTAATAATACATAATAGAGTATTTGGAACTAATAAACAACAATCAAGTTGTGGTAGTTGCGTAAAAGGTTTAGTTGATACAATGAGAAGATTATATAATGAATATGAATATGACCGAGAAAATAAAAGCAATTGAAAGAAAACTATTAAAATTTTTTAAAGATGAAAACACAGAAAGTAAAAATATCGCAAGTAAAAAGAAACCCAGAGAATCCACGACTGATAAAGGATAATAAATTTCATAAGTTAGTTAAGTCAATAAAAGAGTTTCCTGAGATGTTGGAAATTAGACCAATTGTTGTTAATGATGATATGGTTGTTCTTGGTGGTAATATGCGTTTAAAGGCTTGTCAAGAAGCTGGTTTAAAAGAAGTGCATATTATTAAGGCAGATAAATTAACAGTGAAGAAACAAAGAGAATTTATTGTGAAAGACAATGTTGGTTTTGGTGAATGGGATTGGGATATGTTGGCTAATGAATGGGATAATGCACAATTAAATGATTGGGGGTTAGATGTTTGGAAGAACTATGATGATGAGGTTAATAAAGTTAATTCTGGAGATGAAAATTCTGAGTGGGTAGGTATGCCTGAGTTTGAACCAAAGGAAGACGTAGTTAAAATTATTATTACGTTCGATACAGAACAAGATAGGGAAGATTTTAATAACAAATATAAATTACAATATAGTACACAAAAAGGACAAACTTGGACTGCTAAATATCCATATAGAAAACAAAAAGACCTTAAATCACTTAAATATAAATAAAATGAAAGAAAAACAAATTGTAAGAATCGAATCTAAAATAACAGGTGGACATTTAGCATTAAAAAACCCCGAATCGAAGAATGCTTTTACTAACAAAATGACGGAAGCAATGGCTGTTAAATTAAGACCTAATGACATTGTTGCTGATATAGGTGGTTATGTTGGAGAATATTCTTTGTATGCACATAAGCAAGGTGTAAAAAAAATATACACTTATGAACCTACACCTATAACATTTAATATATTGTTAAAAAACAAAAAAGACAATATGCAAGTTTTTCAAAAAGCAGTTACTGGAAAAACTATGAAATCTGTTAATTTATTTACAAGTAGTGGTATAGGTGTAACAAATAGCATAACCAAATCACATCGTAAAGCAGGAGTTGTTGAAGTTTCTGCAATTAGATATGAAGATGCTTTGCAAGATGCTAACGTGGTTAAAATTGATGTAGAGGGCGCAGAGTACGAATATAACATAATACAACCCCAGCTTCGAGCAATAATAATAGAATTTCACCCAATAACAAAAACTGATTGGATAAGTAATGCAGTAAGAATAATGAATGACATTAAGAAAGCTGGATTTAAAGCATTACACGAGCCAAAGTTTGAGAACGGTTGGGATTGTCACGCATCTTATGTTAGATGACTAAATACCCAATTTACATAGTTTCTAAAGGTAGGTGGGAAAATCCTATGACTGCTAAGTTTTTTATTGAAGATGGTGTTGACTTTAAGATTTTAGTTGAACCACAAGAGTACGATAATTATTGTAACTCAATAGGAAAAGAATATGTAATAAAATTGCCATTTTCCAATTTAGGTAAGGGTAGCTATCCAGCAAGAAACTATGCTTGGCAAGATAGCATTAAAAATGGACACGAAAGGCATTGGTGTTTTGATGATAATATAGCAAGAGTACGTAGAGTTTTTAAAGGTAATAAAATCCCTTGCAACTCACTTAAAGCAATAGAGGTTCTTGAAGATTTTACAGACAGATACGAAAATATTGGAATAACTGCTTTTAACTATGGAAAATTTGTAGTTCCAAGTTCATCAGATAAAAAGCCATTTTACATTAATGTACACGCATATAGTGCTATGCTTATAAAAAACAATATGCCTTATAGATGGAGATTAAAATATAACGAAGATGTAGATTTATGTTTACAAGTATTACATAATAAATTATGCACAGTTTTATTTAATGCTTTTGTGGTTGAAAAAATAAGTACAGTTGCAAAAATGAAAGGTGGTAATCAAGATGAACTATATAAAGGTAATGCACACGAAAAAAAAATATTAAAAGCAAGGTCTTTGGAAGAAATATGGCCACAATATGCAGAAACTAAAATACGATTTAACAGACCTCATCATTATGTAAATTGGAAAAAACATTTTAAACATTCATTAGTTAGAAGAACAGATATTGATTGGGATAAAATAAAAAACAAAAAACATAATATTAAACTAACTAAAGTAAACGATATTAAAAGTAAAACATTACAAGAATTTTATAATAAAAACAAATAGAATGGCAAACGAAGAAAATTTAAAACCTTTTAAAAAAGGACAATCAGGAAACCCAGCTGGAAGGCCTAAGGGAAGTTTAAGTAGAAGCACAATTGCTCGTAGGTGGTTAGAAGCTACAAGGAAAGGGAAAAACCCTATTACTGGAGAAGATGAGATATTAACTCAAGAGGATGTTATCACTTTGGCTTTAATAAGAAAAGCTATGGATGGAGATGTTGCGGCATACAAAGCATTAATGGATTCAGGGTACGGAACAGCAAAAGACACTATTGATTTAAGAACTGAGAATGTAGGTTTTGACTTTGACGAAATGATGAGGAAACTAAGCAATAATGCTAAATCCTAAATTTAATATATTTCCTAACGACACAAGGTATTATTTATTAACTGGCGGAAGAGGTTCAGGTAAGTCATTTGCAGTTGCCCTAAACACTTTAATTTTATCATTAGATAATAAATGTCAACATAAGATACTATTTACAAGGTACACCCTTAAATCAGCTTCTATTTCTATTATACCAGAATTTAAAGAAAAGATTGAATTAATGGGTTGGGAAAGTTTTTTCCATATCACCAGCAATGAAATTACTAACCTATTAACTGGAAGTAAGATTTTATTTAGGGGTATAAGAACAAGTTCAGGAGATCAGACAGCTAACCTTAAATCATTGCAAGGTATAACCACTTGGATCATTGACGAAGCCGAAGAAATGGTTGACGAAGATGTATTTGACAAGATAGACTTTTCAGTAAGACAGAAAGGAGCAAAGAACAGAGTTGTAATGGTAATGAATCCATCTACTAAAGAGCATTGGATTTACCAAAGATTTTATGAGAATGCTGGAGTGCAAGCTGGTTACTCTGGAATAAAAGGAGAAACAAGTTACTGTCATTCTACTTACTTGGATAATATAGAACATCTTTCAGAAAGTTATATTAATAGGATTAAGGAAATGAAAGAACGTAGACCTCAAAGGTATAAACACACTATTGAGGGAGCTTGGTTAGAAAAAGCTGAGGGAGTTATATTTAGTAACTGGAGTTTAGGCGAATTTAAAGAAGTGGGTAAACCAGTATTTGGTCAAGATTATGGATTTAGCAACGATCCTTCAACGCTCGTTAAAACAAGCATAGACAAAGAGAATAAAACAATATATGTTAAATTATGTTTTTATAAAACACAGCTAACCACAAGCGCACTCTCTCTGTTAAATAAAGAATTTGCACAAAATAGTTTAATAGTAGGAGATTCAGCAGAACCAAGATTAATAACAGAACTAAGCAGAACCTGTACAGTTGTACCAGCTATTAAAGGACAGGGCAGCGTTACTTATGGGATTAGTTTATTACAGGATTATGATTTAATAATTGATCCAGATAGTACGGATCTAATAAAGGAGCTTAACAATTACGTATGGTTAGAAAAGAAAAGTCAAACACCTTGCGATAATTGGAATCACGCAATAGATGCTTTAAGGTATGCAGTAAGTTATCAATTACAAAACCCTAATCAGGGTGAATACTATTTATATTAAATAAAATACACACCACTACACAATTACATTTTAAGAACCATCTATATCAGCCATATCAAAAAATATTAGTTTTAAAAATTTTACTACATTCGTATATAACGATTCACTAATTTAAACGTTTGTATATAAATGAAACTAACTATTAACATACCAGAAACTCTTAATGAGGTTACTTTAAAGCAATACCAAAAGTGGTTAAAGATTGCTGAGGGTAAAGAACTGGATTCATTTCTACAGCAGAAGATGGTAGAGATATTTTGTAATATACCACTTAAACAAGTATTACAAATAAAAGCTACTGATATCAATAACATCTGCGAAGAACTATCAAAGCTATTTAATACAGAACCTAAATTCATAGATAGGTTTACTTTAAACGATAAAGAGTTTGGATTTATACCAAAGCTGGATGATATTTCATTTGGTGAGTATGTAGATTTAGATACATACCTTGCAGATTGGGAACTTATGAATAAAGCAATAGGCGTTTTATATAGGCCAATAACCTACAAGAAGAAGCACCAGTATTTAATAGAAGAATATGAAAGTGCTGAAAAGTATGATTTAACAGAAGTTACTTTAGATGTTGTATTTGGTGCTATTGTTTTTTTTTACAGTTTAAAGAACGAATTACAGAAAACTATCCTGAACTATTTAGCAACGCAGAAGGAAGTAGAGCTTCCTCAGCATCTGC